GCAATATTGGATTATGGAATGTCCGATCAAGTTTTGTCTTCTAGATTGCAAATATTGGGCTTGGCAGAAGGAATGAACGGGCCAAAGAATATACAAGCGGACGTTTCCAAACAAGATAGTTCACACACAGCTGCTTTTCTTTATGCCTTCATCCTAATTGCTCGTGATGCAGGATTGGACGAAGACAGTTTGCTATTCTATTTGGCATACTCTAGGAAGTACCATTTTAGATCCAGGGGTGCAGATGCTACTCGTTCATCGGTGTCTTACAATCTAGGATCTGGCGATCCATTCACATTGATAAGAAATGACGTAATGGAAATGTGCGTGATAGCTTGTAGATTTTCAAACGCCAACACAATGTCAATAGTGGAAAAAGGAGACGACGTACATGGTAACATCTTTAATTTATCTCCTCACCCACTAGCAAATCTACCTTCCATAGCTCAAGTAAAATTGACAGTTGATTACGGCACTGTAGGTTATCACGCTGGAAGATTTCACAATGGCAAAAGGTATTTGGTAGATCCAGTCAGAGCATTCTTAAAACATTTCACAAGACTTTCAGATTCAAACGTTTCAAACAACGTATTGTATTCAAGTTATGTTTCAAGAGCCACTGATTATGACGATGAAGAGGTAGAATTCCTGGTCAACGCTTGTCAAATTCACTATCCCTTTTATTCTTCGGCCCAAATAGCCGTGATGATCGACACAATGATTCAATTGAGAATTAGATCCACGTTCGACAAATTTTCAGTAATAAGACTGAAAGATCATATAATAACAGTGGATTCCAAATCAAATTGTGCAGCAAATTGTGTCAGAGCTTTAAAACCAGGCAGACCTAACGGTTATTACAAACAATTCAGAGGCATGAAACAAGAAAATTTGATCGAATTATTAATGCGCGAGGGTATACCATGCTTAAGAATAGAAGGTAATCTGTTCGAAGAACCAATCAACGTCATAATAATTTCGAAAACTCATGCCAAAGTCAATGTAAGATTAACCGATAGGAAACCTTATGGGACCTTTAAAATTCGAACTAAAGACAATCATTTCAAATTGCAAAATGTCTGAATTACAATCATCAAACGCGCCTTCTGCCACTCTTTTGGTACATGCTTCTTCCGCTGCTGCCATACTTACGGACGGAGAAGTTGGTTTCTATTCAAGTTTCTCTGCACATCCAAGAACACAACAAGCTAAAGGATTGTTCAGAGTTGTAGCCTTGGAATCAGTCACCATTACAGTTCGCCAATTCAACAT